AAGTTTTTTTCGACCTGTCTAGACCAGAACAAGAAGAAACATGGATAGACTCTTTCGGGAACATCAAAAATTCAGTAAAGCAAACACACGAGAAGAAACTAAAGAAATGAGAATTTACAAAGACGACTCAGTAATGGAACTAGCCTACAGCGAAATCAACGTTGGATCAACCCCCACCTCACCCAGAATGGCACTTTCAGACTACTTCAGCGCAGTTAGTTGTACATTTGACGAAGAAGTCAGACCTCCAGAACTCCAACTTTTCATTTATGGCGACATTCATTTTCACGACCGATACGAGAAAGATGTTGAATTAGATTTATTAGTTTGGCAACTCCTCAGCCCAAACCAAGACTCACGTGCTTTATGCGTTAATATTCTTAGAATGAATGCTACTATAGCAATGGGTGACGCTTTTATCAGAGATGGATCATATAATTTTTGTCAAAATTGTCAAGAGACGACCAGTGAACAAGATCTCGCCGCACTTCGTTTTATGAGCCGGTTAGCTAAAATCATTATTAAAAATAGTCTTACAAAAGACGATGTAATTAATGCTCAACGTTCGTTAATTAGTTATTATTTCGGTAGAGTTTTCAAAAGCGTAACTTTAACATGGGATTCGAAATGTAATCTGCCAAGCGTACATGGTTATTCAACGTCAGAAACATCTCTTGATCATTATATTCGTATGAAAATTGACCTTTTTAAAGCTTTAAGTCATAACAATTTAGTTTATGGTGGTAATTATCAGTTAGTTTATCAAGCATTGTTTTATTATTATGTTGTTACAAATGGTAGATATTTTAGTGGTTTTAGTAGTAGAAGAGAGGCAATAAAAAGTTATACTATTCCAAATGATTGTCCTGTGGTATGTAATTCTATTCCTCGTAAACCTAACTTATCTTTGATGTTTATTAGAGCAATATTAGTCATTATGTTAATTAAAGATTATAGTGAAATTAAAGAAACACCAATTTATCAGCAACAACTTGAATTAGAAGATCCTGCGCGCAATGCCTGTCTTGTAACTGATAGTGGAATTCGAACTGAGCTGCAAAATGAACCAGTTACTGTACCAGTAACTCTTCCAACTTTGCCGACTTTTTCAAGTACTAAAAATTAATCCTGTTAATTCATGTCAATTACGCGATTACATAAGATGAGTTGTTTTAATGGATAGTGAGCGCCACTATGAATATGGTTCGTATTCAAACTCTCATGGCATTGAATTTGATCCAAATCACCCTTACATTGATTTGATTAACGATGATTTCGATGAAAATGATTATCTTGATCTCGAGACGTTAAATCTTGAAGCTGATTATGATGATGTTGAAAGTTTAGCTCTTAGGCTTAAAAATGCTCCTGACTACACTACTGAGATATTCGAGAAAATAGATAGAATACCAAACTTCGTCTATCTTTTTGAAACTGAAATTATTGATAATTGGAATGATTATGATTTATTTGCTGATCTTCGCGTTACAGATACTTCAGATGAGTTTTATACTTTAAGTTCGATGTTAACCGAGCATATGCAATCAATAATTACATTACTTCCCAGTATACTATGGCCAATGGTCAGTCAGTTAACCAAATCTAATGTATTTCAAGCCGCAGACGATGTTAATATTACTAATTATTGGCGTTTGATGGACAGAAGATGGGATTTTATCGATGAACAGTTGAGAGTTCAATTTATTTTTAGAGCTTATGACTTGCGAGCATATCAAAACGGGCGTGTGTCTCAAATTCTTTCTAACAGCTTATTATTTGCTGGATTAAATCTAATTGGCAAACGTAGCTGCATCCCAATTAATTCTAACTTTTCAATTCCAGATTATCTTGACTATTGGTTTCCAACCGATGATTATCATTCAGATAATTATTTGATATTTATTAAGTTTAACGAAACTAAAAATTCAGGATGGAAGAAGATCGTTGTGCAATATTATTTAAGAAAAGTTTTTAGCAAAATTAGAACAGGTATTCTTATAGCTCATATTGACGTCGATTTCTGGTATAATGTATTCATGAGAACCTTAGTTCGTAAAGAAATGATTCACACTAAAAATTTAATTAAATCAGTACTGAATTTCTGAGTGTCTCGCTGGATGAGTTCTTTATGTTTCTATTGGTCGTGGAATCTTAGGCATGTGTCAAGGTCGGAAGCAGCTGATGTC